GATATTACTGTTGATGAGGATGCGTCGTGGATTCCTGCTGATGGGGTTCACGGCGCTGCTTCTGAGGCAGAAGAATTAATTATAGAAGCCATTGAGAATTGTATTGATGGTACGCTTATTACTGTGATTGGTGTAAAAATAGATGAGTAGTTTCAAATCAAATAAGAATCCAATGTTCCGCTCAAAGTTTAGTGAGGACATTTTTAATTTAAAGTATGCTCATCCAGGCTGTGATGACTGGGAGCAACTAGCTCATGTGCTAGTAGATGACGTGTGTGGTAATCTTCGAGATGGTGAAGAAAAGCTCCTGACTGATGATGAACTGTTTCAGTTAAAGGTGTATATCACGGATCTGAAGTTTGTTCCTGGTGGACGTTACCTTTATTACGCCGGTCGTAAGAACCGTTTTTACAATAACTGTTTCCTTCTTAAAGCTGAAGAAGATACCCGACAAGACTGGGCTAACCTTAGCTGGAAGTCCGAGTCCTGCCTGATGACAGGTGGTGGTATCGGTATTGACTACAGTGTATACCGACAATCAGGACGGGTCTTAAATGGAACTGGTGGAACTGCCAGTGGACCTATTCCCAAGATGCAAATGATTAACGAGATTGGGCGACGAGTTATGCAGGGTGGTTCTCGTCGTTCTGCAATCTATGCCTCTTTAAATTGGCAACACGGTGATGTTGATGCCTTTTTAAAAGCTAAGGATTGGGACACAATGCCCGTGGGTAACACTGGCCTCACCCTCAAACAAATCAAGGAGCAGGATTTTAACTTCCCTGCACCTTTGGATATGACCAACATTAGTGTTAACTATGACACTGATTGGTTGCTGCAATATTGGGAAACAGGCAAAGTCGGTGATGTGTTCATTAACAATATCAAACAGGCACTACGAACGGCAGAGCCTGGGTTCTCATTTAACTTTATGGAGGATGAAAATGATACGTTACGCAACGCTTGCACTGAAGTTGTCTCTGCTGATGACAGTGATGTCTGCAACTTGGGCAGCATTAACATGGGCCGCATTGAGTCGGTATCCGAATTTGCTGACATCGTAGAGCTTGCCACGAAATTCTTAATCTGTGGTACATTACGAGCGCACCTACCTTATGCTAAAGTATATGAGACTAGAGAAAAGAACCGTCGTCTGGGGTTGGGCTTGATGGGTATGCATGAATGGCTTATCAAGCGCAACTCTAAATATGAAGTCACACCTGAGTTACACCGTTGGTTAGCGGTCTATAAAGGTATGTCCGATAAAGTATCTAAGGAATTTGCAGATGAGTTATCTGTATCAAGGCCAGTCGCTAATCGTGCTATTGCACCTACTGGTTCGATTGGCATTCTCGCTGGTACTACTACTGGTGTTGAACCTCTATTTGCTGTAGCTTACAAGCGACGTTACCTTACACAAGGCACTCGTTGGAAGTATCAGTATGTTGTTGATAGCGCAGCACAAGAACTGATTGACATCTATGGCGTTGATCCAGAAAGTATTGAAAGCGCATTGGATCTGGCAGAAGACTACGAGCGTCGTATGATGTTCCAAGCTGATGTGCAGGATTACGTTGATATGTCTATTAGTTCAACAATCAACCTACCTCAATGGGGGTCAAAGTTAAACAATGAAGACACAGTTGAGAACTTTGCTAACACCTTGGCTAAGTATGCCCACAGACTCCGTGGCTTTACTTGTTACCCTGATGGCGCTAGAGGTGGGCAACCTTTGTCAGTCGTACCTTACAGTGAGGCTGTAGATAAACTAGGGACTGAGTTTGAAGAGCACGTTGAAACTCATGATATCTGTGACATTTCTCAAACAGGAGGATCTTGTGGCTCCTAGAAGATATCCATTCCCAATGCGGGATATCTTTGCAGAAGGACGGAAGGGGTTTCGCACTAACACTGTGAATCCTTTCCGACCACACTCTGATAGATACCGTGAATGGGAGAGAGGTTATAATCATGAATACTTCAACGCCCAAAGACGAGCAGTTAAGTTTTCTTCTTGATCAAAAACGATGCCCTGTATGTAAAAAAGTTTTACCTGTTACAGAATTTCATATAGCGAGAGAGCGATATGACGGACGAAAATACTGCTGCAAATCTTGCGCATCGTCTCTAAAAAAAAACTACTATAAAAAAAATTATCTAAGTTCAACACTTAAAAATCTAAAAGCTAGAGCGAGGAAAAAAAATTTACCTGTGGAAGTAACCGTCGAATACCTAAAAAATATTTATCCTGATAATATGATATGTCCAGCTTTGGGTATTAAAATGGAAGTAGGGGAAAAAAATAGAAATGTAAACTCCCCATCAATAGATAAGATTATACCAGAAAAAGGTTATGTTCCAGGTAATATTATAGTTGTAAGCATGAAAGCTAACCTGATAAAATCTTTTGCAACACCAGATGAGATAATTAAAGTAGGTAAGTTTTATCAAAAACTTTTAGAAGAGATAAAAGATGGAAGCAAAGCTGATTGATGTAATGGGAACTGACTTGACTGTGGTAAATGCAGCACGGGTTAGTTTCAACAAAGAATCTTTATATAACTTCTCAGATGGTTTTGCTAACCTTGAGAACCGAGATCAAAAACTAATTAGCTATCTAGCCAGTCACAATCACTTTACTCCTTTTACTCACTGCACTATTACGGTGAGAGAAAAAGTCCCTTTCTTTGTAGCTAGACAACGCTTTAAACATACGATAGGGTTTAGCTATAATGAAGTAAGCCGCAGGTATGTGAGTGATACACCAGAGACATACACACCTGATGTGTGGCGTAAGGCTGCTGCTGATAAGAAACAAGGTTCATCTGACGAAGAGGTGGATATTAATCCTAGAGGTCAGATGGTAAACATCTATGATCAGTTTATAGATAAAGCTTTGTGGACTTATGGGGATCTTATCAGAAAAGGTGTCTGTCCAGAACAGGCTCGTATGGTTTTACCACAGTCTACCTACACAGAATACTATGTGACTGGTTCTTTGTATGCTTGGGCTAGAGCATTTAACCTAAGATCTAAGGAAGACGCCCAGAAAGAGATTAGAGATCTAGCGATCATGTGGGATGATCTGATTATGGATAAGTTCCCGTATAGCTGGACTGCATTGACGGAGAATAATTAAGATGTTAACGATTTTAGGCAGTTTATTAGGCTTTGGTAGCTCCATGTTACCTAAGGTGTTTGAGTTTTTCCAGGAAAGGGCTGATAGAGCACACGAGTTAGCTATCATTGACCGTCAGATGGAGCAGATGAAGCTCGGATCTGCGTTAAAACTAGAAGAGATTAACGCTAAAGCTGATATTGCAGAGACTAAAGCAATATATAAGCATGATACTAGCATTCGTGCAGCTACATGGGTTGACAATTTACGTGGATCAGTTAGACCTATCGTAACGTACCTTCTGCTCTTGACGTTTATTGGTATTCAAGCCGCTGGGTTCTATATGTTAGTTGCAGTTGAAGGTGCAGCAATCTATGAAGCTATCATGGCCATCAACTCGGAAAACTTCCAAGCCATGCTTGCAGCCGTGATTTCTTTTTGGTTCGGATCAAGGGCTTTGAATCGCAAATGAAGATAGGTAAAAAAGGTGTAGACCTAATCAAACACTTTGAGGGGTTTAGTCCTACTGTATATTTGTGTCCGGCGTCTGTACCTACTTTAGGATATGGCTCGACACACGGTATCACGATGGACTCCCCACCTATCACAGAAGAAGAAGGACTAGAATTGTTAATGTTAGACATCGCTAAGTTTGAAAGAGCCGTTGGTAGACTTATTACCGCACCTTTAAACCAGAATCAATTTGACGCTCTGACCTCATTTGCGTTTAATCTCGGTGGGGGGGCGCTTCAGCAATCGACCCTCAGAAGGCGCGTTAACAGAGAAGACTATGAGGGTGCAGCAGAAGAGTTTCCTCGCTGGGTGTTCGCTGGAGGCCGTAAATTAAAAGGTTTAGTCAAAAGAAGATATGCAGAGAGACAACTATTTTTAACACCTACATAGGAGATCACAGTGAAATTAATTT